AAATAAAGATACATTTACAACAGGACCAGGAACAGTTTCTATTTCTTCAGGTTCTGCTACAGTAAATGGAACTGGTACTTCATTTACAACAGACTTTGCTGCAGGTGATGATATTAAAATAGTTTCTCCTATTAATGGAACTAATATTTATAAAATTTTATCTGTAACTAGTAATACAATATTAACTTTAGAAACAACTGCTATTACTAGTAGTACACAAAATAATTTAACTTATGGTATTGGAGGAATACTTGTAGGTAACTTACCTGCTGCTACAACATTACCTAGAACAAATCAAAGTAATGTTCAGTTTGTAAATTTTGAATCTACAGGTGGTCAAAATGGTACTTTATATTTTGTAGACGGAGTTAATAAAATAGGTGAATTTTCTATACATGATGATGGTACTTATCATTATGAAGACTTAAATAATACTGCTCCAGTTGGTTGTTCTTTAATAGAAAGATATGCTGAAAGAATTGTTGTAGCTGGACAAACTTTAAATCCAAGTACTGTATATTATAGTACTAGATTAAAACCTTATGATTTTACAGGTGCTTCTTCAGGTTCAATTGATGTAGGAGATATAATAACAGGTATTAAAGTATTTAGAAATAGCTTAATTATATTTTGTAAAAATAGTATATATGAGTTGACAAACCTTGATTCTACTCCTATACTTAAATCAGTAACTAAAAATATTGGTTGTGTAAGTGGAAACTCAATTCAAGAGATAGGTGGAGATTTAATATTCTTAGCACCTGATGGATTAAGAACAGTTGCTGGTACAGCTAGAATTGATGACGTTGAATTAAGTTCTATCTCTAGAAAAATATTACCATTAATTAATGACTTATTAGATAATATTGGTAATTATACTTTATCAAGTATTGTTATTAGAGAAAGAAGTCAATACAGATTATTTTATTATCAATCTGGTCAAGCTGATTCAGGACAAAGAGGAATCATAGGAACATTTAAATATAGTTCAGATGGTATACCTGCTTTTGAATGGAGTCAAACAAAAGGTTTACCTGTAAAATTTTGTACATCAGATTTAGATAATTCAGGTACAGAAGTTATTTACCATGCTGATGAATCTGGTTACATCTATCAACATGATACTGGAAATAGTTTTGACGGTAATAATGTTGACGCAGAATTTCAAACACCAGATATGGACTATGGTGATAATGGTTTAAGAAAAAGTTTATACAAAGTAAAAGCTAATATTGAACCTGAAGGAACACAAAACGATTTACTATTAAGAGTAAGATATGATTTTGATAGTTCAGAAGTTCCACAACCTGGAAATTTTAATGTAGGTAATTTAAGTTCTGCATCATTATTTGGTTCAGCAGTTTTTGGTACAGCATTATTTGGAGCATCAAGTTTACCTAGTAAAAGTATTTTAATTACAGGTAGTGGATTTTCAAATAATTTTAAATTTTTTAGTAATGATACTAATGCTCCATATTCAGTAAACGGAATGTTTGTTTCATTCATAGCAGGAGGAAGAAGATAACATGGCAGGATATACTAGACAAAGTTCATTTATTGATGGTGATACTATATCGGCATCATTATTTAATAATGAATACAATCAACTATTAGCAGCATTTAATAATTCAACAGGACATAAACATGATGGTACTGCTGCTGAAGGACCTGTTATAGCTTTAATTGGAGATGCAGGATTATCAAGTCCTTTAAATAAAGTATCTATTGACACTTCAAATAATGAAATAGAATTTTTTATTAATGTAGGTTCAGTAGCAACTCAACAATTTAAAATTGTAGATGGTGGAATTGTTCCAATAATAGATAATGATATTGATTTAGGTACATCATCTTTCGAATTTAAAGATGCATACTTTGATGGTACAGTAAATTTAGATGCATTAGTAATTGGTGCTTCAAGTGCTATTACAAGTGTTGATACAGATTTAACTTCAGTATCTGCAAGTGATGATACATTAGCTAGTGCTAAAGCAATTAAAGCTTATGTTGATGCACAAGTAACAGCTAGTGATTTAGATTTTATAGGTGATACTGGTGGTGCTCAATCAATTGATTTAGATTCACAAACTTTAACTATTGCTGGTGGAACAGGTATTGATAGTGTAGGCTCTGCTCAAACAATAACTTTAAATATTGATTCTACAGTTGCAACCTTAACTGGTTCTCAAACTTTTACAAATAAAATTTTAACTTCTCCAGTAATTTCTACAATCTCAAATACTGGTACTCTTACTCTTCCAACATCAACTGATACATTAGTAGGTAAAGCAACTACTGATACTTTCACAAATAAAACTATTGATGCTAATGGTACTGGTAATAGTATTACAAATCTTGAAGTAGCCGACTTTGCTTCAGGAGTTTTAGATACAGATTTAACAAGTGTCTCTGCTAGTGATGATACTCTTGCTTCAGCAAAAGCTATTAAGACTTATGTAGATTCACAAGTTGCAACAGCTAATGAATTAGATGAATTAACTGATGTTAATATTACAAGTCCTTCTGATGGTTCATTATTATTTTATGATACAGGTACATCTAAATGGATTGACAATGTAGTATCAGGTGATATAACAATTGCTGATACAGGTGTTGCTGCCATTAGTTCAGGTGTAATTGTTAATGCAGATATTAATGCTAGTGCTGCAATTGATGCAAGTAAGATTCACGATGGTTCAATATCAAATACAGAATTTGGATACTTAAATGGTGTAACAAGTAATATACAAACTCAACTTACAAGTTTAGATACACTTAAAGCACCTTTAGCTTCTCCAACATTTACAGGTACAGTTTCAGCACCAACTCCTACAACAGGAGATAATTCAACTAAAGTTGCTACAACAGCATTCGTTACAAATGCAGTAGCAGTTGAAAATGAATTAGCTGAAATGAATGATGTTACTATTACTTCAGTTGCAGATGCTGACTTCTTAGTTTATGATAGCACAGCTACTAAATGGGAAAACCAAGCTATCTCTGGTGCAGTTACAATTAATAATACTGGTGTAGCTACATTATCATCTGGAATAGATGCAATTAAAATTGCAAATGGTTCAGTAGACAATACAGAATTTCAGTATTTGAATGGTGTGACTTCAGCTATTCAAACTCAAATAGATAGTAAACAAGCTACTATAGATGCATCTAATAGATTAAGTGCAGACTTAATTCATGATGGTTCTGTAGATAATACTGAATTTGGTTATTTAAATGGAGTAACTTCTGCAATACAAACTCAAATAGATGGTAAAGCATCTAATGGATTTGCTGTTGCTATGGCAATTGCTTTATAATAGCTGTTGACAAAATAATATAAAAATGGTATAATTAGGATAATTCTATGGCACAAGATTTTGAAAGATTTTTACAACAAAACATATCCAACAGTTCTGGTTCACCAACTACATTAAGAAGTGCTGCTGATTCTGATGATGCAATCATTGGTATTAGATGTACAAATACTTCTGGTAGTTCTGTGAATGTAACTGTTTATGTAGAAAATTCTTCAACTACTTATCATATTATTAAAGATGCACCTATTCCTACAGGTGGTTCTTTAGAATTAATTGATGGTGGTTCGAAAGTTGTTTTACAATCTGGTGATTCAGTAAAAGCTTATGCTTCTGCAGCTTCTTCAGTTGATATTATTACAAGTGTTGTAGATACTATCTCAGCTTAATAAGGAAATATTAAATGGCATATGTCGGTAAACAACCTGCAGCTACAGCTTTAACGGCTGATGATTTAGCAGACGGTATTGTATCAAATAGTAAACTAGCAACTGATTCAGTTACTAGTAATAAAATTGTTGATGCAACTGTTACTAATGCCGACTTAGTAAATAATAGTATTACTATTAATGGTAGTGCTGTTGCTTTAGGTGGAAGTGTAACAGTTGGAGAAACTAAACCAACTATCTCATCTATATCTCCAGACACAATAGATAATACAGAAGCAACTATTACAATAACTGGTGCAAACTTTGTATCAGTTCCTCAAGTAGAATTTTTAAATCCTTCAACAGGTATTTGGTATACAGCAAGTACAGTTACCTTTAATAACTCAACATCATTAACAGTTACAATTACTTTATCTGTTGATGCTACATATAAAATTAGAATTGAAAATCCAGATGGTAACGCAGTTATATCATCTACAAATATTTTAACAGTTTCAGATGCACCTACTTGGACAACTGCTGCTGGAACACTAGGAACTATTGCTGGAGATTTTTCTGGTACAGTTGCTACAGTTGTTGCAACATCAGATAGTGCAGTTACTTATTCAGAAGTAACAAGTCCACTAGTATTAACAAATGCTGCACAAGCAAATTGTTCTTTAAATCCATCTACAGGTGTGATAACAACAACTGACTTTGGTGGAGCATCTACAACTGCAACAACTTATAATTTTACAATCAGAGCAACAGATGCTGAAGGTCAAACAGCAGACAGAAGTTTTAGTTTGACATCATCATATGGAGCAACAGGTGGAGGACAGTTTAACTAATGGCTACAACTTATTTAGAACGAACACCATCATCAGCAGGAAATAGAAAAACATTTACTTTTTCTACTTGGATTAAAAGAAGCACAGTACAAGATGGTGCTATGTTAATGGCAGGAACAGGAACAGCAGATAGAACAATGTTAACTTTTGAATCTGATGGTTCAATTTTTTGGAGAAATGAAATATCTGATGTAGACAAAAAAGTACAAACAAATAGACTTTTGAGAGATACAAATGGTTGGTATCATATTGTTTTAGCAGTAGATACAACACAAGCAACAGATTCAAATAGAGTAAAAATATATGTTAATGGCGTACAAGAAACTTCTTTAGCACAAGCAACATATCCATCTCAAAATGAAGATTGTTATATTAATAACAATCAAGTTCATAGAATAGGTAGTTTTAGTTATTCTGTAGCTGGTTTATTTAATGGCTCAATGTCACATATTCATTTTATAGATGGCACAGCTTATGATGCTTCAGCATTTGGAGAAACTGATGCCAATGGTGTTTGGAAAATTAAAACTTCTCCAAGTGTAACTTATGGAACTAATGGTTTCTTTATTTTAAAAGATGGTAATAGTGTTACTGACCAATCTGGTAATAGTAATAACTTTACAGTTGCAGGTGGTACATTAACGAATACTGAAGATAATCCTTCAAATGTTTTTGCTACATTTAATCCATTATTTAATTATAATGCACAAGCAACTTTTAGTAATGGTAATTTACAAGTTTCAACAAGTAATAGTGCAACCAATATAACACCTTTAGTATCAACTTTAGGAATGTCGTCTGGTAAATATTATGCTGAAATAAAATATTCTGCAACTACAGACCCAGGAGATTTTGCAAGAATAGGTGTTTGCTCTAAAGTAGCAGATAGAGGAACAAATGTAGCTTTAGAAAATGATGTAGATGACCATGCTTATCAAGGGAGTAATGGGAATTATTTAAATAATACTAATTCAACCTCTTATGGTGCAACTTATACAACAGGGGATATTATTGGAGTGGCTTTAGATTTGGATAATGGATATATTTATTTTCATAAAAACGGAACATATCAAAATAGTGGCGACCCAACTTCTGGTGCAACAGGAACAGGTGGAAAATCAGTAAGCACAGGAAAAGATTATTTCTTTGCAGTTGCAGATGTTGATTATTTAGATAGTTATACTTACCAAGCAAATTTTGGCAATGGCTACTTCGGAACTACAGCAGTAGCTAGTGCAGGAACTAACGCAAGTGGTATAGGAATATTTGAATTTGATGTTCCAACAGGCTATACTGCTCTTTCAACCAAAGGATTAAATTTATAATGGCTTATACTACAATTAAAAAACCTTCGGATTATTTTAATACTGTTACTTGGACAGGAACAAATGATGCAACAACATCTGTTACTGGTGTAAATTTTCAACCTGATTTCGTTTGGATAAAAAATAGAAATGTAGCTGATGACCATACTTTACATGATGCAATAAGAGGTAGTACCAAAACATTATTTTCAAATTCTTCAAGTGCAGAGGGTACAAATACAGAAAGTATTCAATCATTTGATTTAGATGGATTTACTACAGGAAATCATAGAGGAACAGGTGGAAATGCTGGAAATCTTATGGTTTCATGGAACTGGTTAGGTGCAAATGGCACAGCTAGTAATACTGATGGAAGCATAACATCTACAGTTTCAGCTAATACGACTTCTGGTTTTTCTATTGTAACTTGGACTGGTGATGGAAATAATATGACAGTTGGTCATGGATTGGGAGTAACACCAGATGTAGTGCTTATAAAAAATAGAGATAATGGAACTTCTAATTGGGTAATGAGGCACAAATCTTTAGGAAATTCAAATATGTTAAGATTTAATGATAGTACAACTGGATTTACAAGCACAGATTATATTGTTCCAACTGCAACTACATTTTCAGGAAACGCTGAAACTGCATTATCAACTTTAGGAGAAAAAGTTGTTGGATACTGCTTCGCAGAAGTTAAAGGCTTTAGCAAGTTTGGTTCTTATGTTGGTAATGGTAATGCTGATGGTACATTTGTT